TAAATGAAGGAGCAAAAAAAGATGATAAAGGAAACGTTATCGACCTCGGAAAAGGAAGTACCAAAGATAAACCTAGGTCTTGAAGATAAGTATAAAGAAGAAGATAAAAAAGTAGAAGATAAAACAGTAAGAGCAGAAAATGTTACTGAATCTTTAATTGATAGTCTACCAAAACCATCCGGTTGGAGAATATTAGTATTACCATTTACACCAAAAGATAAAACATCTGGTGGATTAATTATATCACAAGAATCTTTAGACAAAGCACGAATCGCAACTAATTGCGGTTATGTTTTAAAGATTGGACCATTAGCTTATTTGGATAAGGAAAAATATCCAACAGGCCCATGGTGCAAAGAAAAAGATTGGGTGATTTTTGCAAGATATGCAGGATCACGATTACCAATCGAAGGCGGTGAAGTTCGTCTATTAAATGACGATGAAGTTTTAGGGACAATTAAAAATCCCGAAGATGTACTTCACTATATATAAACATAGGAGGAAACTATGCCAGAAGATAAAAACGCAAAGACAGTTGATATAGATACTTCAGGACCAGAGGTTGATGTTGAATTAGAAGATACAACAAAACCAGAACCTGAGTTTGAAGTAAAAGAAGAAACTGTTAAAGAAGTAAAAGAAGAACCAAAAGCAAAAGCCCCTGACGCCAGCGACCTGAAGCAGGAAACAGGCGACAAGGCGGAAGCTAAAGAAGAAAAGAAAGACGAATTAGAAGACTATAGTGAAAGTGTGCAAAGAAGAATTGCTAAACTAACTAAAAAATGGAGAGAAGCAGAACGTCAAAGAGAAGAAGCTTTGCATTATGCTCAATCTGTTAAAGCAGAAAAAGAAGCTTTAACAAAAAGGTTTAGTACATTAGAAAATGTATCACTTAAAGATAGAGAAGCCAAAATCGCATCTGCATTAGAAGCTGCAAAATCTAAATTATTAGTAGCTAGAGAAGCTAATGATGTAAGTGCTGAAATTGAGGTACAAAAAGAAATCGCAAGATTAGGTTATGAGGATGGTAGATTACAAGAATTAAAATCTGCATCAGAAAATCTTGCAAAAGAAGAACCAGCAAAAAGAATAGCTGATGTTAGAGTCCCTGAAAGACAAACTGTTTCTGATCCTAAAGCTGAGGCTTGGGCATCTAAAAACAAGTGGTTTGGCTCTGATAAAGCTATGACTTATACCGCTTTTGACATTCATAAAACTCTTATTGATGAAGAAGGTTATGATGCACAAAGTGAGGAATATTATGCGGAAATTGATAAAAGAATAAGACTTGAATTTCCCCATAAATTTGCTAATAATGCAACTACGGAATCGACCAAACCAGTACAAACAGTAGCTTCGGCGAAGCGAAGTACAAAGCCTGGTCGCAAAACTGTGAGACTCACCCCTTCTCAAGTTGCTATCGCCAAAAAATTAGGAGTGCCATTGGAAGAATATGCGAAACAATTAAATATCACGAAGGAGGTATAGGCATATGGAAAACGATAAAATGAAGACCCCACGTGCGAGCCAAACTAGGGCTACTGAAAAGAGACCTACAACTTGGACTCCACCATCAAGTTTGGATGCACCGCGCCCAAAAGACGGATTTAAACACCGTTGGATTCGACTTGAAATTTTAGGTCAGGATGACTCTAAAAACGTTTCGAATAAGTTAAGATCAGGATTTGAATTAGTGAGAGCTGATGAATATCCAGGTGAAACTTACTCAACAATTCAAGAAGGTAAATACGCAGGTGTAATTGGACATGGTGGCCTTGCGCTGGCAAGGATACCGGTAGAACTCGCAAAAGCTCGTGACGAGTACTTTGCAAAAAGGACTAAGGAACGAGAAGACGCAATTAACAACGATGTCTACAAGGATCAGCACCCAAGTATGCCAATCAATAGTGAGAGGCAGACTCGTGTAACTTTCGGTGGTACGAACAAAAAGTAATTTTTTGGTAATACCAACGGATTAAATAAAACTTAAACAAGGAAAAACTTATGGCTAACGCAGACGCAGCCTTTGGTCTATTACCAATAGGCAAAGTTGGACAGAATAGAGATGCTCAAGGTTTAAGTGAATATAATATTGCGGCGAATAGTTCAGCGATATATCAAAACGATCCAGTACAAGCATTAAACACTGGATACATTGGTGTAGTTGCTACAACTAACGTGCAAATATTGGGTTCACTAAACGGAGTATTCTATACTAATACTTCAACTAAAAAGCCGACATGGGCGAACAATTTAGCAGCTTCTAATACGGCTTCTGACATTGTTGGTTTCGTGACGGATGACCCTTATGAGAGATACGAGATACAAGCTAGTTCGGATCTACCGATTGCAGATATCTTCTTAAACGCAAATATAGTTTACACAGCTGGTTCATCAGCAAACTATGTTTCTAAAGTTGAGATTGATACTGACAACGTAGGTGTAACGACTTCTAGTCAGTTACGTATCATTGGAATCAGTAAAGGTTTCAATAATGAGAAAACTAACGATACTACTTACGCTACAAACGTAGTTGTAACAGCTATTGTTAATAATCATTTCTATAAACAATTTACAGGCATATAATAGGAGATAAATTATGGCTATATCACGAGGACAACTAGTTAAAGAACTAGAGCCAGGATTGAATGCACTATTCGGCCTGGAATATAAAAGATACGAGAATCAGCATCTTGAAATTTTCGATGTAGAGACTTCAGACAGAGCTTTCGAAGAGGAAGTAATGTTATCTGGATTCGCTAACGCGGAAATCAAGCCGGAAGGATCTGCAGTTGTATTTGACAATGCGCAAGAAACTTTCACTGCTAGATACACTCATAACACTGTAGCTCTTGCATTCGCGATCACTGAAGAAGCGATCGAGGACAATTTGTATGACAGACTTGCGTCTAGATATACAAAAGCATTAGCAAGATCTATGGCAAACACTAAGCAGGTAACTGCAGCGAATGTACTAAATAATGCATTTAGTTCATCATATGTTGGTGGCGACGGAGTTTCTTTAGTGAACTCTTCTCACCCAACTATTGCTGGTTCATTCAGCAACACGCTAGCAACTCAAGCTGACTTAAACGAAACTTCTCTTGAACAATCATTGATTGATATCAATGCGTTCACAGATGAGCGTGGTTTAAAAATTGCAGCTCAAGGTGTTAAATTAATCATTCCAAAAGAATTACAATTCACTGCGGAAAGATTAATGAAATCAGCGTTAAGAACTGGTACTGCTGATAACGATACAAACGCGATTAGATCAATGGGAATGGTTCCACAAGGTTATGTGGTTAACAATTTCTTAACTGATACTGATGCGTTCTTTATCAAAACTGACGTTCCAAACGGTATGAAGATGTTCGTAAGAGCACCTATCAAAACTGCTATGGAAGGTGATTTTGATACTGGTAACGTTAGATACAAAGCTAGAGAAAGATACAGCTTCGGCTGGTCTGACCCTAGAGGTATCTTCGGATCACAAGGATCTGCTTAATATTTAAGCACTTTTTATTTAGTGGGGCCCCTTTATGGGGCTCCATTAATCTGATAGAAAGAATGAATTATGACAAAACTGTTTCAAGTAAAAATTAGAGCTTATGGTCACATGGCTGATTTTACAATTGAAGCAGAAGATAGTGCAGAAAGTATAGAACGAGCTATCCTTGACAAAATAGGAAAAAAAGGTATATTACTTAAAGACAGCATGCGATCTTTTGCTAAAGATAAATGCTGGATAACCTATGAGGAGGTTGTAGATGATATCAGTTCAAGACCTTTACACGAAGAAAAGGTTGTTAGAACTTGATTGGGAGCAACACTACATTCAAGAGGGTAAATACACTCTTGATATGGTTAGGATCGACGAGAAGATAAAAGAGATCATTAACCAGATTAAAATGTCTGAAGCTGAAATGGCTCATAGACAAATTAAAGTAGAGTTAGCTGCTCCTGAGTTTTCTGTAGCTAGCTAAAAACTAGCTATTTATATCCGAAAAGTGAGTTTTCGATGCAGGAACCCCTTGCGCTATTTAATAAATTCAGTTATATTTTAATTACTATACATTAACTTTCAATATAGACGCGTATAGTCGACGGCCTAGAGACTATATTGAAATAACTAGGAGAACACTTATGGCAAATACAACGTTTCAAGGACCAGTAGTATCATTAAATGGAATTATTGGTGGACCAAATAAAAATGCAGGAACAGGAGCTAACGACACTGAACAAGGTGGTAAAGTACCTTATACTGCAACTAACGCAACTACACTTACAATCACATCAGGACAATATTCAGGAACTACTTTATTAGCAACAGCTAATGAAGGAGCTTTAGTTTATGTTTCTAATGGTGCTTCTGGAAATGCAATTTATGCATTTTCTGATGGAGCAGCTTGGTTGAGAGTTGATACAAGAGTTGCTGTAGCATCATCTTAATAAATTAATTTTTAAGGAGCTCGAAAGGGCTCCTTAATATAAGGAGAAAAATATGAAGTCAGATGTAAAACCGGTTATATGTGCAAGTAAC